CAAGGATGCGGTTTCCCCCCGTTATATTCACACCTACCTGCAGCCGAATGTTCGCAAGCTGCTGCCGCCGGATGACTTTGATGTGCTGAAGTACCGCGACGACGATGGACTACCGGTTGAGCCGGAGTGGTATGCACCGGTGCTACCGATGCTTCTGGTCAACGGTTCCCGAGGTATCGGCACTGGGTATTCGACGTACATTCCGCCCTGCGATCCGAAGGTGATTAAGCACATGTTGATCCGGAAGATCCGGGCAGGGCATCCATTGAACTCTACAAAGCTCGTACCGTACTTCGAGGGCTTCAAGGGCACGTATACGGAGGAGGGTGTGGTGGGTGTATTCAAGAAGGAGAAGGACGACTTCGTGGTGACGGAGCTCCCACCGGGCACGTGGACTGCGGACTACCGCGAGTGGCTGGAGAAGGAGCTGGCCGAGGGACGCATCAAGGACTTCAGTGATACGTCGACGGATCGCGACATCTGCATTCGGATCAAGGGTATCGAGGAGGCCGTGCTGGTCAAGTCGCTGACCACGAAGATCAAGACCACGAACATGCATGCCTTCAATGCGAAGGGTGTGATTACCAAGTATGATACTCTGAACGACATCCTCAATGAGTTCTGGAGTGTGCGCCTCAATCTGTATGAAACGCGCCGGCTCCATCAGATTGGAAAGCTGGAGAAGGAGGTTCCGTATCACGAGGATATCGTTCGCTTCATCGAGGGACAGTGTCTGGACAAGCCAGTCCCGGATCTGCGCCGCAAGACCAAGTCCGAGTGTGAGGCTCTGTTGACGGAGCACAAGTATACTCACCATGCAGAGATTCTGCGCCTACCGGTATCTTCGTTCACAGCGGAGGTTATGGCCAAGCATCGCGCGGATCGCGAGAATGTGCTGAACCGTCTGGAGCTGTTGCGCCGTACAACGGCTGAGGCGCTGTGGCTTGCTGATTTAGAGTCGGTGTAAACAACAAGAGTATGGACTATAACCAGATCCTGCGTCAAATGGACAAGGCATCGACTGGGTCCTATTCATTCGAACCCCCTGCAGCACCCGTTACGGCGCGAGCGGGTGTACAGTTCCAAGGTGATATTCGATTTGCAGGACCCGATATTGGGTCGCGCAACGACGCAAATGCTGTGCAGGCAACACCAAAGACAACGCCAGTTAAGCATTACGTGGTCATCGACACATCACAGCGTAACTGGGTTCTACAGCCCAATCCATACAGTAACCTTATCTACAGTTTCGGAATGACCTCTCTCAATGGATATTCTCCACCCGTGTACTCGAACAATACATTTATTCCCACATTCGGAACAGATTCAAATGGGGTCCTGAATACCCAAGCCGGAAAGCCAAATACGCAGGGATGGTATTTATCCAATGTTTTTTACCCTGCGTACAATTCATCCAAACCGAAGGGTAACTTTTTAGCATACGACACAGGGTATACCGTCAATCCGTCTGGCCTTGGGTTCGGCAGTGTCTTTCTCCCGTCGAACGTTCAGTCAATCCGCCTCGTCCGTGCGCTTCTTCCACAGCGTCAGTTTTTGGGCGTTCCGATCCTCGTCAATTCGAATGCAACCGCATACGATCTCAGTAACTTCGGTCCGACTGGACCGGTGCAGTCAAACCTAGTGAACACTCCGCACTCGACCTTCGCAACCTACCCGTATCTACTCTTCAATCTGAACGAGTATTATGGAAAGTACGTGGGCGGTAACGAGGCGATGCGTAGGGCGTTTTCAGTGATGACGCAGAAGACCCGCACCCAGAACAGTTTCGCATCGGCTGCATTGGGCGTTCAGCATTATGACTACGAACCGTGGAATGAGGAGGCACTGATTCTTCAAAGTCCGATTACGAATCTCAATCAATTGAAAATCACAATCACAGACCCAATCGGGAATCCGTTCACACACAACGATGGCCTGAACATCACGCTTATTCAAACCGATTCAAACGGCTTGTTCCTAAAGTGTATCACAGGTACGAACCAGTATTTCAGTAGTAACGATCTGCGTATAGGTGATCGAGTTGTATTCGATCCTGTTACCCTGTCTAATATCATCAAATCTCCACTGTATTCCAGTAACGTGGACAAGGTTTCGTTCGCAACTGCGCTTGCTGGGTCCTCGTTCCCTGTGCTTCAGCTACTTGACTATGTAAAGGATAACACTGGTCAATATGTTGCTCGTAGTTCTAACAGCACTACAAACACCTTGCGCCAATCATCCTATGTAGCCTCGTTCAACGGGTTTATGATTCCGAATTTCTTGACGACGAGTCTGGACGGTAGTGTGACGCAAACCTACTCGAATGCGCCAGATGCAGTCATTTATTCGATCTTCTCCTTCCCCATTCAATACAATTTCAATCCAGCTCAATTCTCTTCAAATCTCCCATTCATGAACACATCACTCCAACCAACCTATACACTCGAGTTGACGTGTCTTGAACCAGACACTGCTACTCTCGGCGGACACATTACGCAGTGACGTAGTAATTTCCTCCCTCTACACAAATGTCGTCACTGGTGCAATACTGGGTCAACAGTCTGGCCGACTTTTACACTGGGACAGCCATCCCCGATGCCCCGAAGCATACTGGGCGCCTTCCGCTGTCGGACAGCGAGGAGAAGCTCCCGATTCCACGCGGGACACTGTACAATGATGACGAGCCGAAGATGATTCCTGGGCTTATCCAGGAGCAGATTCAGTATCGCCACAACAATACGCCGCTGAACACGCTGTTCTTCAGCGAGAGCAACATGGACAACCTCCAGCAGAAGATCCACGACGCGGTTCTCGAGATGAGCAAGGGTGAACACAACCTCAGTCGTCAGAGCGAGGCGGACCTGATGCTCATCATGCGCAGCTACTACCTTCAGTATGCCGAGAACAACCCCGATGAGGTGGCTCGCGAGTTGGACCAGCTGAACCAGCGTGTCGTTGCATATGCATCGAACCGTATCATGGTGGAGATTGTGGCCTACAAGCGCTACCGCAAGGACATCCTCGATTTCCCTGAGCCGATTGCTCGTCCTGTGGACATGCATATCTTCGGAACGCGCACCGGAGAACTCAAATCATTTCTGTGATCGTGATTTTTTCGTTTCTATCATTTTAGCAATACTTTCGGGGGTCATCTTATTTCCCATCATTCTTGCAGACATCTTCGCCCTTGTTTCGATAGAATGCTTATGACCAGATCTCCCAGTAAGAGCTGCCGATATCTTTGCACGTTGTTCTTCGCTTATGATTCGCCCATGGGCCTTCTTTGCTATTTTGGCCCTTGTTTCATCTGATAGTTTGCGCCCAGTGCGAGATGCAGCGCTCTTCGAGATTGTTTCTGGCGATAAAATTCGACCCTTTAATGCAGCAGATATATGTTGTTTTGATTCATCTGTATGCTTACTACCGGTTCTACTCGCTATTAGTGAAGCCCTCGTGGATTCGGACATTTTGATACCAGATCGTGCTACCTTACTACCACCGCACCACACCATGTTATACCCACCCGGCGTATCCCATGTGTAAGATGAATACTGTTCCGCAAAGTATGATTCCATATTGTTCAGCGAAGCGAATGGTACCGAACATAGCAATTCAACTGTAAATGAATCAACGCCATATTTTCGTATAGCCGAATGGAGTGCATAAGGTGATCCTTTCTTACTCGAATTGATGTGAACGGAGAACCTCCGCATTGGATTTGTAAATCGTGTCTGACCAACATAACATTTGCCGTTCTCTGTATTACGAATGACGTATACGCATCCGCTCATTATTCACTCGTCTGGATTTTCTCTCTAAGTTCTGCGGTAGTCGCAATGATCCGCTACGGCGACCGAGTTTTCCTCCATGAAGGATCCAAGTGGTTTCTTTGGGAACCTTCGTGGAAGCTCTATCGCCCCATTGACGGCCTGCGCTGGACAGGCACCGAACTACGACTCGATGACCGCGCATACTGCACAGACCCTCTAGACGATCTCTATGGCTTCGGCACGGAGCGAATGTACAATCGATGCTTCAACCTCAGTCAGAACTTTTCTGATGTGGAAAACGCCAAGCCCGTTCCCTTTCTGACCATTGGAACACCAGAATGGTTCCGCGACCGTCCACTGGCTCTCACAACCTGTGCCCCAAGGGATGTCGAATCCTGGAAGCGACTCAACCTCAAACGACGCACCTGTCGCAAACACCCGCGTCAAACATTTACGAAACGGAACACGAAGTAACATAATGCGAGTGAATTTTATCAGCAGCTTCGGAAAGACTACAGGCGTTTCACAGGACGTCTCTATTCTTCACGGATTAGTCGCGCATGTGCTGGACAAGGATGCGAAAGTTCGGCATATCCCGCACCGGTTTCCTCAGTGTCCACAGGCCGAGGTAAACTTCTTCATTGAGGTCATCAACCCTTCGCTGTTTGCCTATGCGGGTAAGAACATCTGGGTCCCCAATCCCGAATGGACCTATCAGACCTGGGAGCCGTATGCGCGCATGGTCGATGAGATTTGGGTGAAGACGCGCGAGGCCGAGGCGTTGTTCGCAAAGTGGGCTCCAGAGAAGGTGAAGTATGTGGGCTGGACTTCGATTGATAAGGAGTATCCAACGCTGGGAAGCAAGGACCCGAGTCGCGGCATTGTCCCTGTGGGTAAGAACGTATGGCGTCACCCCAAGCCCATCTTTCAGGCGTATACTCGCATTCTGAACCAGAAGCCCGATGTCTTTGCTCGCCTTCCGCATCTGACCATCATCCACTCGCCTGACCACGTTCCTCTTGCGGAGCTTCCGGATGAGCTGAAGTCCAAGATTACCGTGCGTGGGGAGGTCGTGTCTGATGAGGAGCTCAAGTCCCTGTTCCACACCTGTGGACTGGTGGTCTGTACCTCTGCTGCCGAGGGGTTTGGTCATGCAGTGAATGAGGCTCTGTCTGCCGGATGTATCCCTATTTTGAGCCCCATCCAGCCATTCCGTGAGATGGTGAAGAATGCGCTATGGGTGTCGAATGCGAAGGTAATGGCTCATCCGCAGTGTATGGGCGTGCTTGAGGATGTGGACGTCGATTCGCTTGCTGATGCGTTCATCGATTACACCAAGCTAACCGCAGATGAACATCGGTCCATGACGATGGATAGCCGCGAGTCGTATGAGGAGAGGCATGAAACGTTTGTAAAGGCAATGCTGTCGCGCCTCGATTCCCTCTTCCGAAACATTCAGCCCTATTCGCTCGAGGAGAAGCTTCCAAAGGAGGCGGACCTTCCCCCGGTGTCGATTATCACCTTGACCCGTGACCGGCGGTCATTCATTCCTCTGGCGAAGTATTGCTTCCTAGCACAGACCTATCCCGAGCATCTGCTTGAGTGGGTCATCGTTGACGACGGCAAGGACCCTATCAAGGACTTAGTTTCCGACCTTCCGAATGTGACCTATGTATTGGTCGATGAGCCGATGACCATTGGTGCGAAGAGGAACCTTGGGATCTCTCGCGCGAAGCATGATGTCCTTGTGATGATGGACGATGACGATGTCTACCCCAACAACTCAGTTCTCACGCGAGTTGCTCATCTCCTTGCCGAGCCGCGCAAGGAGTGCCTCTTCTCAACAGTGCTTCCATGCTACGAGATTCACGAAACGAAGTCATTTATGAATGTCCCACCTATCACATTGCCGATGTCGCAGCGTGTATCTGAGGCAACGTTGTGTCTTACTCGCAAGTTTTGGAACGATCGTCCGTTCCCCGATATTCAGGTGGCTGAGGGTGACGCATTCCTTCACGGTCGTGAAGACATGTGTCGGGAGTTATCTCCCCAAGATGTGATTGTGAGTTTGTGCCACCGCAAGACCACGTCAAGCCGTAAGCCTCCTGCGATGGAGGCGAATGGCTCTCATTATGGATTCTCCGATGAACTGTTTACGTTGATTTCAGAGATTGCGCTGTGCATCTAAGATGACCCTGGGTCACGGTTTGCAAACGGATAGTTGCCTACACCGGAGAATGGATTGCCTCCGGTCAGTCACCAGAACTTGCGGAACAGACTGCGACGACGCGTGCGGAGTCCACCGACGGGGGCCGCCACTTCTGCACCCTCGACCTGCTCGAGACCAGCCTGAACACCGCCGCGAATCAGACGAGCCTTCTTCGCGCGAGCACGCAGGGTAGACTTCTTGCCGGTCGTCTTGAGCCCGGCCTTCTTGAGCAGCTTCTTAAGTGTCTTCGCCTTCACTCCGCGACGGCCACCTGACTGGGCTCCGTTGTACGGTCCGGGATACACTCCAGAAATCTGCGTTGCGGGAACAGCGCTACCATCATAAGCAACACGTGTATTTCCAGACATTTATTCATACGCGAGGAAATCCTTACGCGTTAGGGGAATCCCACACACCGTCGGGGCGAACAAGGCCGGCCTGCTCATTTGAGCCAGACGAGGACGTGGCCGCACCACCGAGCAGGTGGGCCTTCTTCGCACGCTTCGTCAGCGTCGACTTCTTTCCCGAAACCTTAAGACCCGCCTTCTTGAGCAGCTTCTTCAGCGTCTTCGTCTTCACGCCGCGACGACCGCCGGTAGCGAGCATGTACGACTGTCCAACCAGGCCCGGGCCCTCCATCGTCGGGTAGGACGCGTTGCCGTCGCCTGCAAAGCCGCCGCCAGCCTGGCCCGGGGTCGGCATGCTCTCCTCGGCCGAGCCGGTCGACATCGTGTACGGTCCCTGTCCACCGCGGAGGATGTGCGCCTTCTTCGCACGGGCACGCAGAGTCGCCTTCTTGCCCGACACCTTGAGGCCGGCCTTCTTAAGCATGCGCTTGAGCGTCTTAGTCTTCAGTCCGTGCATTTTACTTTTACCGCAGAGAATTGTTTGGTGACTGGGTTAAACCGCGCCCGGGCCGCTCGTGATAAGCCCGGCATTTGCGCCACCACGGATGAGGTGAGCCTTGCGAGCACGCGCACGCAGGGTCGCCTTCTTACCGGTCGTCTTCAGGCCCGCCTTCCTCAGCACGCGCTTGAGGGTCTTCGTCTTGAACTGCTTGCCCTTCGGCAGGCGCATCGTACCACGGCGGTGGCGGTGGCGGCGCGAGTGACGGCGGCCGGCCTCCTGCTTCTCCTCCTGCTCCTGCTGCTCCTGCTGCTCCTGCTGCTCCTGCTGCTCATGCTCCTCCTCTGACGAAGATGCCTCCTCTTGACCACCACGACGATAACGGGCCATTTTTATTAAACACACCACACAATTTACTAGGCTGAGCAAGTAACGCACGCCGAAGGCTCCACAGTGAACTGCTGAGCCTTTGCCGCTGCCTTCGTGCGTAGGTAATAACAACCCGTCTTAAGACCCTGCTTCCATGCGTAGAAATGCATACTCGATAACTTCGAATAGGTGGGGTCGGCCATGAACAGATTCAGGGACTGTGACTGACAGATGAACGGTGCGCGATCGCGAGCCATATTGATCAGCGTCTTCATGGGAATCTCCCATGACGTCTTGTAGAGCTCACGTAACTCACCGGGTAGTTCGAGCATACCGGAGATTGAGCCATTGTTCGCAATGATTCCAGTGCGAATCTCCGACGTCCACAAACCACGAGCCACGAGGTCCTCGACAAGATACTTGTTGATCACGATGAATTCGCCTGCGAGCACGCGGCGAGAATACAGGTTGGAGGTGAACGGCTCGAAACACTCATTGTTACCTAGAATCTGTGACGTTGACGCGGTAGGCATCGGTGCGACCAGCAGGGAGTTGCGCATACCCGACGCACACAACCGACGCAGACGATCCCAGTCCAGGTATTTTGTTCTGGGCGTTTCGTTCCAGAGATCGAACTGCATCTTGTGCTGACTCATCGGAGATCCGGAGAACGACGGGTATTCAAGTGCATTGTCCAGTCCCATACTGCGCCATCCATCAGTGGATGCGCCAAGCATACTCGTTGTGGCCGCAGCAAAGTAGATGTTCTCAAAGATCTCGCGGTTCAGGTTCGCTGCGGCTTCTGAGGACCACGACAGGCGCATCATCGCAAACACATCGGCCAGACCTTGGATGCCGATTCCGATGGGACGGTGACGGAGGTTAGACCGCTTGCACTTGTCTGTGGGGTAATACGTCTTGTCGATAACAACATCGAGATTACGCGCCAGAATTGCGGTGTAGGTTCGGAGCTTCTCGAAGTTGAAACGGCCATTTTCGACGAAACGGGGAAGAGCGAGGGATCCAAGGTTGCAGACTGCCGTCTCATCGGCGCTGGTGTACTCGATGATCTCGGTGCAGAGGTTGGACGACTTGATGGTTCCGAGGTTCTGTTGGTTGGACTTGGCGTTACACGCATCCTTATACAATAGATACGGTGTTCCCGTTTGAATCTGTGCATCAAGAATCATCTGCCACAGCTTCTTCGCAGGGATCTGCTTCATAAACTTACCCTGCTGCTCGTACGTTCGATAAAGATTAACAAAATCAGCACCCCACTTATCCGCCAAGTCGGGACATTCATCTGGAGTCATGAGCGACCACATCTCATCCTTCTCTACGCGCTCCATGAAGAGATCGGAGATCCAGAGGCCATAGAACAGATCGCGCGCCCGCTCGTCCTCATTGCCCGTGTTGAGTTTGAGGCGCAGGAACTCCTCAATGTCTGCATGCCACGGCTCAAGGTAGATCGCAAAGGAACCATTGCGCTTGCCGCCCTGATTCACATATTTCGCAGTGTCGTTGAAGACCTTGAGCATCGGAGTCAGGCCCGTGGACTTTCCGTTCGTGCCCTTGATCGTCGCTCCCCGTGCGCGGATGTTGTGAACCGACAAGCCAACACCACCGGCCCACTTGGAGATCTGTGCGCACTCGGACAGAGTATTGTAGATCCCGCTAATCGAGTCATCCTCCATCTCAACAAGAAAGCATGAACTCAACTGCGGGTGATTCGTTCCCGAGTTGAACAACGTAGGCGTCGCATGAATGAAAAAGCCCTGCGACAGCGCATCATACGTTTCCCTCACACGGGTGGAATCAGTACCGTGAAGCTGGATCGCCACACGCATCCACATGTGCTGCGGCCTCTCCCAGATACGCCCATCACGACGACGGAGGAGATACCCATTCTCCAACGTCTTGAACCCAAAGTACTCGAACATGAAGTCACGAGAATACTCGATCATACCCTCAAGTTCCAGGTTCTGGGCAGCCTTGTAATACTCCTCTGACACCACGCCCTCATCAAACAACACCTGGACCGAATCAATCAGGCGAGATGGCGACTTCTTCTGATGATTATCGATCACCAGGCGCGCCGCGAGCTTGCCGTAATTCGGGTGGAAACGGGCCTGCATCATCGCGCAAACCTCGGCAGCAAACTCATCTAGTTCAGACGTCTTGATTCCGTCCTGAATCTGCGTGCACACCTTCTGTGCGACCAAATCAGTATTAACATGCTCCAGTCCGTCTGCGAGCTTCTGAATCCTAGTCAGAACCTCGTTGAAAGATACAGGAACACGATCGCCATTGCGCTTTGTTACGTAAATGTGATCAGACATCCGCACTACTCTATCCTCCATCCTTACCTTTAAGCAGGTAAACTTAAAAATTTGATTGTTGGGGGTTGGGCTTGTAGGCGTCTAGAAGCGCGAGCCGATGTCGAACAGCGAGCCATTGTGCTCGTAGTTGTTCGTGTTGACGTAGGTCGCACCACCGTAGTGTTCCACATCGTCCCAGTTGCTCATGTCGGCCTCCTCCTCGAGATCAACAACGGTCTTGACCTTCTTGACGTGGCGACGGCGGTTGACGACCTCCCATCCCTTCGCGTCGTCCTCCATCAGAGGCTCGCAGAGGCAGGGGTAGAGATCTCCGCTCGGGAGCTGGATGTGGTAGGCGGGCTGGAGCTTGCACTGCTCCAGGCGGCGGATATACTCAGTGCGGCGGCTGGCGTCATTCGGGTAGCGTGCGAGTGCGAGTGAATAGGAAGACATCTTGTTCGTGGATACTTTACTACAAGCTAGGAGTATGGAATCCGTTTTCAGACGGGGACCACCTCAAACTTGGTTTTACGGGCAGACGTGACCAGGGGGTTGTGGTTGATTTCCGTTGTAGGCATGGGCTTCCATGACTTGACCTTCTTCGGACCATTGATCTGGAAGGATACTGCGCGATACCGAACAGCGAGTCCGATGAACATGATTGCTAGTGCTACACCACCACAGACTGCCGCGACAATATGTCCCGTGGTAATCGTCGGCGCCTGAACCACGACAGGCGCTACGATTCCTGCAAGTGACTTTGCCGAAGGTGTAGGCGAATTCGAGTCAGTCGGACCAGGTGTTTCTGTGGGCGTCACAGAAGGAGATGCACGGAGCGACAGAGTGGTTGTAGGGGTAGGTGTAGTGGTAGGAGTCTGGCTAGGTGTTTCAGTTGGCGTGGGCGAAGGCGAATAGCTGATCGAAGGGGTTCGCGAAGGAGTGCGCGAATTCGTAGCCGAGTTGGATGCCGTAGCACCAGGCGACAAAGTCTGCGTAGGTGTTTCCGTATTTGACGGCGTTCCCGTCGGAGTCGGAGTAGGCGTAGGAGTCCCTGTTCCTGTCGGCGTAGGCGTAAGAGTAGAGGTTGTGCTGGGAGTCGGACTCGGTGAGGGACTAGGAAGCGGAGCACCCTTCAGTTTCATCAACAGTGAGTATCCATCACCCGCCTTATTAACCGTTAGTGGTGTAGAACCGCATGGAAGACCAGTTGGACCATGGTATCCAATCAGGCCATTCTGAGGGACACCTGCGAATCCATAGGGGACATCGAAGGAACAGTGTACTGCAGCCGATGTGACTCCTCCTCCGGCCGTGTTTCCACCCGCCCAGGTGAAGGGCTGGATTGTGATCGTGTAGTTCGCATTTGCCTCCAGGTTCCAGAGAGACGTCGCAGGCACAGGGAACGGCATCATCTCAATCGTAAGAGTGGGCATTGCTACATCGGTGAACAGTGCGGTTACACCTGTGCCTACTGCAACAGCACCTGGGAACGTCTTAAGGGTGAATCCAATCCCACACGTCTCATTTGCAGCCTGCGAGAAGGCACCGAATGAGAACTGGGAAATTTGGCCCGCGGCGAGAGACTGGAACTTGACCGTGGCAATGTGGCAGTCATTCTCCACGGTATTATTGATGTATCCAAGAGTGTAGTTTCCAGTGGGAACAATCTTGGTCGTGTCCATGAACGACAGCGGAGCTGGTGGCGGACGACTGGGTGCAGCCGAGGGCGACTGACCTCCTACGAATACCGCGGAGATAGCACAGAGAATCGTGCGAAGCATTTTGTATGAGGATACGAAACCTTTCTATTTGATCACTCCGTTTTCAGCTGAACCGTTAGGTGCATCGACTCCAGCTCACGGGCATACAAGAACATCGCATACGGCATCTCCAGATGGTCACGACTTGTGTCGAGCATCCGTGACTCGCGGTTGTACAGGACCTCAGTCTTATCGGACCTCTCCATGAAGCTCTCCGTCAAGAACTTGGACATACCATGCGACACCAGCGCATCGCGTTCCATCTCACCCACACGCATACCGCCCTCATCCGAACGACCCTCCAGTGGTTGATGAGTCATCGCCTTACGAGGACCTGTTGCGCGGTAGTTAATCTTGTCCTCCACCATGTGCTTCATGCGCTGGTAGTACGTTGGACCCATGAACACGTCAACCTCCATCTGCTCACCCGTCATACCGTTATACAGAACCTCTGTGCCGAACGGCTCAAATCCCTGTGAGGTCAGAACGGCCTTCAGGGTCTTGACTCGGTCCGTGGTCGTGCACGGTGTTGCGTCGATAAATGCACCCTGCTTCAGTGCTAAGCGAGAATACGAGCTCTCCATCCACTGACCAATCGTCATACGCGTCGGCATGGCGTGAGGGTTGAAGATGATGTCCGGCCGCAGACCACGAGCTGTGAAGGGCATGTCCTCTTCGGGAAGAATCATACCTACAGTACCCTTCTGAGAGTGACGGCTACCCATCTTGTCGCCCAATACCGGGTAACGCTCCTCTGCGATGCGAATCTTGATTCCACGAAGTCCATCCTGAGTCGAGAAGCGATAGACCGCATCGACTCGGCCACGCTGATCACGCTTCGGCATCATCGAAACATCGCGGTAGCCAGTGACGTGACCCGATGCATCGACAACCGGTGCAACCATTCCCACGAGCACCGTCTTGCCCGTGACCTCGGTTCCAACCTTGACCAGACCATCACCATCCAGCTGCTCGTAATCTGCATCCTCCTTGCGCTTCACATCCTTGCGCAGGACATTCGCAATCTCTGTATGAAGTTGAGTTGCAGGGTCAATCATGTCCTCCTCCATCTTGTAGCAGTGGAAGTACATGGTCTGGAACATACCACGCTTCATCGAGCCACCGTTCATCATCACGGAGTCTTCCTGGTTGTAACCACCGTAGGTCGTGATGGCTACCATCGCGTTCTCGCCATACGCCATGCATCCACCGGGTCCCATCATCTCGCGATACATCCAAGTCTGAGTCAGCGGCTTCTGAGGTAAAACGCTCATGAGTGAGATGGTATCGAAGCGCTTGGTGTAGTTGGTATGATACCATGAAGCAGTCTGCTTCGTCTGCGCAATCGCAAAGGCATTGCGTGTTCCAGGATTGTGGTCTGCGAAGGGGGTCAAGTTGGTCAGTGCAGATAAATTAAAGGACATGTGAATCTCAGAGCGAAGTGTAGGGTGAAACGGTGTCCAGGAGAAGCGAGAACAATCTGACTCGAGTGCATCCACATAGTCCAGGTGGGTCAAGATATCCGTCCATGACTTGGACGCCCGCATCATCTCATCCGTCGTGCCCTCACGGTAGATCGGGCGAATCGGGCGACCAGAGTCACAGGTGATGCGAAGAACATTGTTCACAGGACTCCATCCAATCGACACTGTGCGGTTCAGGCGGCCACTACGCCGGGCATTCACCAGCATCTCCACCAGCAACAGCGTGTTTCCAACGCATGCACCTACTAGGTCCGAGTTCAGGAACACGGGCGTCCACTTAGGGTTCCATGTGCTCGGGTGGATATCCTCCAACGGGCGAACCATCTTGGACTCCGTCAGAAGCTCACGCACAGTCACCGACGGAAACGCGGTCGAAATCTGCGCCAGAACTGCGAGTCCCTTGATGTAGCCGATGTTACGACCGTCGGGTGAATCGACAGGACACATAAGACCAAACTGCGACCCATGATAACGACGCGGCTCCGGCTTGTTGGATGTGCGGTCCATCGCGAGGTTCGTGCGACGAAGGTGGGACACCACTCCTACGTACGACATGCGACTCAGCTCCTGCGCAATTCCATCGCGGCCACCCCATGCACCCTTGAAGGACTTGAGGAACTCATTGAGCATGCGATACGGACGCCAGTAGAATCCCACCGTTTCAGGCTGAAACACGTTGACCAGGTTCGCTCCTGCATAGGACGCGCGCTCGAACTGGTTGACCTTCTTGTCCAGCTCAAGCAGCATGTTCTTGGACAGGTCACGGAAGATGCGCCGGAACTCGCCGAAGCACAGGTCACCCGACGTCTCCAACCGCTTGTACTGAAAGTGGTCACGGTCGGAAGGTGGCTTCCTTTCAAGAATGATATCCATCGTGTTCCGCAGCATCATCGCAAGCTGATAGGCCTTGCGACGGAACAGACCACCAACGTCCTCGCTGCCCTCGACGTGAGGGAACATCATCTCGTGGAGAATGCGAACAACCTCTGCACGGCTGCGCGTATGGGTCTGTTTCTTCAGGATGTTCATATCCGTATCATTCTCGCGCTTGAGAAACGCCTCGTGGCTCATGACCAGTGTTGTGAGCAGGTCATCGTAGACGTTACGCTCGGACTCCACGACATCGAACAGAGCCAGCTCATAGACGTCCTTGTCCGATGCACAGCCCAACGCACGGAACACGCTCAGTAAAGGAACGGGCTGAGCAAAGCCAGGCAGAGTGATGGAGGCTACGCGGTTGTGCTGACCGAAATTCGGAGGGCCGCCCTTCTTCGGATTCTCATCGTATTGGTTCTGGTCGGGAATCACAAGAAAGTGAGAGTAAGGTCCACGACTCGCATCCTCGGATACAGAGCGAATTCCAGTGTAGAACTCGTTGGGGGTTTCGAAATGTGCATCGCCCTTGAAGTCAAGTGCACTTGCCTTTTCGCTGGCTCGTGAAATCTGGTCCTTAGACGGTGCCTGCTTACGCTTTCCCGAATACATCATGTTGTTTCCCAGCTTCTCCTGCGTCAACAGCACCTTCTCTGCGCCATCGATGATAAAGTAGCCACCCAGCTCGAACTTGCACTCACCCACCTCGTAGCCATCCATGCCTGTTAGGTAGCACAGTCGACTGCGCAACATGAGAGGAATCTTTCCAATCAGAACATCCTTGAACTCACGGACCACGTTGGCGCTTCCGGGCATCACATACTCAATTTCCAGGTCCGCAGTGAGGCTAACGGAATAGGTTTGGTCATCTAACCGGCACGCGTGAGGAAGGACTGCATTCCCAATCTCATCTGTAGGGGACGTCCACTTCAGCCGCTTCGCATCACGGCCGCCCACAAAGACGCGGATGTATCGCCCTTCCGGCAGCTCAAGCTCGTGGGGGTTCGAGGCGCGAATGAAGTTGGGGATGCTTGACTCCAGCATGGCGTTGTAGGAATCCACATGGTGCTGAATCAAGGGGAAGGATGTGTCCCTGAAAAGACTTCGAAGAATATGCTGCGGGACATCCATTGTTCTTTCCACAAGCATTTTCTCATCTCAGATGAAACTCAGATATGTTGAGTGAAACCCAACGCCCTCTCGTGCTCGAGCAGGTGGTTGGACACACGGACGTAAAAAAGAGGTTGACGAGTTACTTGAAGACAAAGCCATACTCGCATGTGATTATGCTTCACGGCCCGCCAGGAATCGGTAAGACCACGATGGCGCTGGCGTCGATTCGCAGTTGCGGAATGGAGCCTCTGGAGATTAATGCGACTCAGACGATGCGGAGCCACGATGATGTTGCGAGGTTGGTGGCCAGTTACCGTAATAGCCGGAGCATCACCTCATTGATTCGCGGGGATACCAAGTCGTCGTGCCTGCTCCTTGATGAGATTGATGGGTCGGACTCGCATGCCCAGCGCAAGATGGTCGAGTGGATGACCTCGGTTGACCGCACACTTCCGATTCTGATGACGTGCAACGAAGTACCTCGCATCTTCAAGAATTCGGAAAAAATTGAAGTGATTCGGTGCCATCCACCCAAACCTGCGGATTTGATTCCACTCTTTCCTCACCGCGATGTCCACGAGATGGCTCGGCAGTGTAACCATGATGTGCGTCGCATGCTTCAGCAGCTTCAGTATGGAGAATCAGATAGTCTGCCTCCTCCAGCGCCGCTTACGAAGTTCAGTTCCGAGGTCAATGAGATTCTTCGTCAGAAGCACTGGACCCAGGTGGACGTGTTGGTCGCGGCACTCGAACGTCATCGCGGCACACAGGACACCTCGGGTTCATTGAGAACCAGTTCGTGATACAGGATGAATGAAATCCATGACCACAGTTGCGAAGGCGAGTTCCCATTTCAACTGACTCTTGGCATATTGCGCAGTTGCTATCATTGAATGGGATCTCATGTTCAAGCGCCGCGGCCAGATGATCGGCCGTAGGTAGAATAGGCACGTCCTCGAATGCATTCACATCACTCTCGCGCAGAGGAATGTTGACTACGAACCGCTGCGTGGTAGGCGGTGGACTAACCATCAAGCGCATCAACGAGAGGATGTCGTGCGTCATCCGTGCACGATTTCCAATCGCTCGACCACGTTGTGGCTCAGGCAATGCAACTGCCGTACGAAAAAAAGCTGATTCTGTTTCGAGAAGTTCCCGGACCACTGCGATGACTCCATGCGATATAGACATTGGAGGTATCTCGCGGTGATCTCGAAAGCTACTTTCGAAGGCAGAAGAAGATATAAGTTGTTTTGTATGGGTTTGGATCGAGGATTGCTTCTTTGTAGTCCTCGTCTGTTTCATAGTCATTGGCGCGCCCGATCAAGATCAGATGCGCTTTCCTCCATGCGTCGATGACCGAATCAAACAGCACGGATGGCCTCATGCGTTCGCGAAGGAATCTCCTGCGTGCTTCGACGATAAATGGTACTTGTTTCTCTTCTGTGATCTCAATCTCCGGCCGCGGGGTCATCTCCTCCATTCATGTTATTTACTTGCGTGGTTCCGTTTTCTTGACGAACATGTCCATCGGGCCCTTCACCAGTGAATGACCACGCTTCCGCACGATCGCGGCCAACTCTGGTGAGCCAAGGAACATCATACCGTCAATCTGCTTCTCCTTGTGCTTCAGAACGGCTAGAGTGGTTTCTTCCTCGAGTTCATCCTTCGATAGGTCAGGCTGCTTTGCGGAGATGGCCGCAAGACACTTCGCATACGTCGCCTCATACGTAACGGCTGGACGTTTATATCCATCGAGCTGCTCGATACACAGCGCAAACAACTGAGCCACTGGGTTCTGAATCTGGTGGTCCACGTAGAAGGCCGCGTCATAATGCAGGTTGTTCGCTCGCACATAGTCCACATGCTCGATACGGTCACCTTGCTTGCTCTGACCACCATTCTCTGCAACGTATACATACTGTACGCGGTCACCCACCTTTGGAGCCGTGCCGGGGTCACGCTCCGCCATGCGGTCGGCTAGAACACGATGTGCAATCTGGACCGGGTTCTTGTAGTCATCTCGCAGTGACTTCGACACAATGAACTTCTCCAGAGGAATACGGTTGTTCAGCACCTCAATCAGAATGTTCTTCACGAACGCCTGTGCATCCTTCACGGTCCCACGAGATAGCAGGATATCAAGCGCGCCACCGAACACGTCCTTCACAATCGGTGCATTATCGCGGCGCTTGAGCACGATACCCATGGACATACGCTTCGCCTTCTTAGGGCTCGGGTCTTCCTCATACTTCATACCCACATACCGCTTGCGACAGAACAGGATGAACGGGTAGAAGGTCTTCTCATATGCAATCTTGTAGGGGCGACGACATTGCTCGGTGAT